AAGGCGGGAAGCATGTGTTCCTGCCTGCCGAGGATGTAATTCATCTATTCATCCCCGAGCGTCCGCAGCAACATCGCGGTGTGCCGTGGTTCCATCCGGTGATGGCAGATGCGCACCAGCTTCAGGGCTATGAAGAAGCTGCAGTGATCCGTGCTCGTGCGGGCGCATCGATCATGGGTTTTGTGACATCGCCTGAAGGTGAGCTTGAGGGTGATGACGTTGAGGATCAGCGCCGCATCTCGGAATTCGAGCCTGGGATGTTCAAGTATCTGGAGCCGGGACAGAACGTCACGGTGCCAGACATCAACTCACCCGACCAGCAGTTTGAGATGTTCGTGCGCAATAAGGTGCGGAGGTTTGCGAGCGGCTTTGGGTGCAGCTACGAAACGCTGAGTCGTGATTTCTCGGAGACGAACTACAGCAGCTCACGGCTGAGTCTGCTTGAGGATCGTGAGCACTGGAAGGTGGTGCAGGCTTACATGATCGAGCACTTCCACATGCGGGTGTTCCGCGAGTGGTTGAATTTGGCGGTGCTGACGGGTGAGCTGCCGTTTGATGACTACGACGCAAGGCCGGAGCGGTATGACACACCGCGTTGGATGGCACGCGGCTGGGATTGGGTGGATCCGTTGAAGGAAGCGAAGGCTTACCGTGAAATGGAGCAGGCAGGGTACATGACAAAATCGCAAATCGTTGCGAAACTTGGTGGAGACTTCTACGACAACCTGACTGAGCTGTCACGGGAGCAACAAGCAGCGGTTGACCTTAGTGTTGAGCTTGATCGCGACATCATCGATCCAACCCAGGAGGTTATTGAGTAATGCCTGCTATGCCGACCGAAGGTATGCGTGAGGAGGCGCGTCGTTATCGCGCTTGGAAGGAGGACGGCCATGAGGGCGGCACTGAGGTTGCGGCTCGGCGTGCCAGTCAGATCCTCAGCGGTGATGAGTTGAGTGATGAGACGATCGTGACGATGAGCGCATGGTTTGCTCGTCACGAGGTGGACAAGAAGGCTGAGGGCTTCGAGCCGGGTGAGGATGGCTATCCATCACCGGGTCGTGTCGCATGGGCCGCTTGGGGTGGTGATGCAGGAAAAAGCTGGGCCGATAATCTGGTCGAAAGCATGGATCGCGCAATGGTGATTGGTGATGGCGACCGGCCGTACCCAAACGAACATGCCGCTCGTCTGCGGAATCCTGATCAGTATGACCGGTTCCGTCGCCGGAATGATGCTGGAGGTGATGGAGTGGACTTCATCTTTGGAATCCAGGAGGGCGAGGATGGAGCTGATCTGCAAGCAATCCGATTCCGTTTGTCAAAGTTCACTGCTGCCGAGGCTCGTGCTTGGTTGGACGAACGGGACTATGAGGTGATGGAGTTTGAGGAGGCGACTGGTGATCGCAGCGAGACGAGGGCTGAGCCGGATGGTCTAAAAGTTGGCGATTTCGTGAGTTGGAACAGCTCCGGCGGTCGCGCTCGCGGCAAGATTGAGAGGATTGTTCGTGACGGCACGATTGATGTGCCGGATTCGAGCTTCAGCATTGAAGGCGGTGAAAATGACCCTGCAGCATTGATTCGCATTTATCGCCCCGGTGATGATGGTTGGGAAGCAACCGAGACGATGGTGGGACATCGATTCAGTACACTGACAAAGATCGAAGCATTACGCGAAATGGAAGATGTGAGTGTTCGCGACCTTGAAGGCGCGAAATTCAAGCGTGTTGAAACAACGAATTTCAACATGTTGGATGAGCGGACAATTGAGTTTCCGTTCAGTTCTGAGTATCCCGTGGCTCGTTACTTCGGGAACGAGATCTTGAGCCACGAGATGGATGCCGCCAATCTTGAGCGGCTGAACGATGGCGCACCGCTGTTGTTCAACCACGATCCAGATCGCATCATCGGCGTTGTCGAACGTGCATGGGTCGATGGTGAAAAGAAACGCGGTTACGTCAATGTGCGCTTTTCGCGCAACAAGCAAGCGCAAGAAGTGCTTGCGGACGTACGTGACGGAATTCTTCGTGGCGTTTCATTCGGGTACTCCATTGATAAGATGGAGGAACGCGAAAATGACTTCGTTGCGACCCGATGGTCGCCTTTCGAAGTCAGTGTGGTCAGCATTCCCGCTGATCCCACTGTCGGGGTCGGACGTTCTTTGGACGATTCCGAAACCGAGCAAGCGGCCCCGGCCGCATCTCCTGTACACCCTGTGACTGAACCTGTCATGGACAACACTCCTGACCTGGAGGTGATCCGGTCCGAGGCCGTTGAGGCCGAGCGCAACCGTATCGCCGCCATCAACAAACTGGGCGAGCGTCACAAGCTCCCCGAACTGGCACGCGAACTGATCGACGGCGGCAAGTCGGTTGATGAAGCTCGTGCTGCTGTCCTCGAAAAAATCAGCAACCAACCTGTGGAACACCGCATCGACGCCAACGATCTTGGCCTCTCCGAAAAGGAGACTCGTCAATTCAGCTTTGTCAAGGCTCTGAACTACCTGGCCAACCAGGGCGATGCTCAGGCTCGTCGTGAAGCTGAGTTTGAAATCGAAGTTGGCAGGGCTGCTGCTGACAAGTACGAGCGTTCTTCTAACGGCATTGTGGTGCCGAACGAAGTGCTGCGTCGTGATCTGGTGGTCGGCACTCCTTCCGCTGGTGGCAACCTGGTTGATGATGAGCTGCTTGCTGGTTCCTTCATCGAGCTGCTGCGTAACCGCCTCGCCTTCGCTCAAGCTGGCGTGACCATGCTGAGCGGCTTGCAGGGCAACATCAGCATTCCTCGTCAGTCCAGCGCCAGCACCGCTTACTGGGTCGGCGAAAACGCTGCTCCAACCGAGAGCCAGCAAGCTGTCGATCAGGTCAACATGACGCCCAAGACCGTGGGTGCTTATGTGGACTACAGCCGTCGCCTACTGCTCCAGTCCTCGATTGATGTTGAGGGCATGGTCCGCAACGACCTCGCTCGTGTGATCGCACTGGAAATCGACCGCGCTGCTATCTACGGCACCGGCTCCAGCAACCAGCCTCTGGGTCTGACCAACACCACCGGCATTGGCTCCCAGACCATCACCACCTTCGGCACGTTCGAGGAGTACATCGGCATGGAGACCGATGTTGCTTCTGCTAACGCCGACGCTGGCAGCCTGCGTTACATCATCAACGCTGCTGCACGTGGCGCCCTGAAGTCCACCGAGAAGGCCACGAACACTGCTCAGTTCGTGTTCATGGACAACGAGATCAACGGTTATCCGGTGATCGTGTCCAACCAACTGCAGAACAACGATGCGCTGTTCGGCGACTTCTCGATGATGATCATGGGCATGTGGTCCGGCCTGGATCTGACTGTGGATCCTTACGCTGGTGCTACTGCTGGCACCGTCCGCGTCATTGCTCTGCAAGACGTTGACTTCGCTGTTAAGCAGCCCGGCGCCTTCTGCTTCGGCACCTGATTGTGATGCGAGTTGAGATCAAGCGCAACGTCATGATCTCCGGGGAGCCTGCTGCGGCGGGCTCCTTTGTAGAGCTTCAAGACGCTGAAGCGATGTTGCTGATTGGTATGGGCAAGGCGGCGTTCGCGCCTACTCCTACTCCTGAGCCTGAGCCCGAACCAGAGCCTGAGCCGGTGAAGGAACCGGCAATTCAACCGATCAAGCCTGTGTCTCGTCGCGGGCGAACCAGTTCCTCTACTCCCAAAGACTGATGGCTATTCTTTCCACCGGCCTGGAGAAGCTTTCTCACTTCGCCCTGGCCCCGACCGCTGAGCGGACCACTGACCTCGACGGCACCGCTGTTGACCTGAACGATTATGAGGGCGATGTTGTTGTCATCCTCGACGTTGAGGCAAGCGGCACTTCTACCCTGGATGTGAAACTGCAGTCCAGCGACACCTCTGGCGGCTCTTATACCGATGTCACCAGTGTGTTCGACCTGGATGGCACCGAGCAGGCTTCTGCTGCTGTGGCATTCGCCCAGGTGGGCACCTCTGCTTCCAAGCAGTATCTGGTGTTTCCCAAGGGTGCAGCTAAGCGCTGGTTGAAGGCTGTGTCTACCACTGACACTTCGACCCACACCTACAGCATCAACGCCTTGGGCGCTAAGAAGTACGCCTGAGCCTGATCACAATATGCGCCTGGCTTCGGTCAGGCGCTTCTTCTTATGGCATTCGTCGAAGACCTGAGTGTTTTCCTTGACAGCGATGAGTTTGCTGTTACGGTGACTGCTGGCGCTGTGACCGGCTTGGGGATCTTGGATATGCCATCCGACATTATCGCTGATGGCGTGGTGCTGACGACGGATTACAAGCTGACGTGCGAGGCTTCTAAGTTTGGCAGCTTGCTACATGGCGAT